ATCTTTGCATACCAACCTGTGTTTGTGATTGTTTGATATTCAGCGGCAAGATCTTTTGGCCAAAAAGGACAATCTCTGTATCCAGACCACGAATAAGTTGTATTAGTTAGTTTATTTTGTTTGTATTCTAATACGGCTGCTTGTAATTCTGGTGGCAATCTATCTAAAAAGTTTTTAGAGTCTCTACTACGGTCGTAAGGCCATTTGGCCATAAGATGGTCAACGTCAATAGGATTCCCGATATTATCGAATATAAAGTTGTTAGCACCAGCATATTCCGCTGGTATATAATACATCCTAGATAGATCTTTAGTCTGTGCATCTCCAATGTCCTCGAGCTGCTTGTTGAGGCTCCACCAGAAGTGTTTAATCTCAGATTGTTCAACCTGTCTCTCAAGTTCAAAGACAAGTCTGAACTTCGGCTGATCGAGTGTAGAGCTGGCAGTACTATAGCAAATAAAATTATAAGTCCCAAAACGCTTAACAAGATCATCTTTTAAATCTCCTTCACATTCATAATCGTCAACATCAACAGCAGCCCAGCCTGCCCAAGCCAAAACATTTCTGTTCGCTCGAGTTGTGCCATCCACGTAAGTAGCCGGTGATATAAGCTCCGCATCTTTTTTACCTTTTCTTTCTTGTTTGCTTAAATCGAATAACAAACGTTTAAAGTCATCCCACGAATGGAATGACATTTTTCTATGAGTTTTATTATCAAACGTACTCTTAAAGAGCGTTAGAGAAGTCTCCATGATTATCCTCATGCGATGGTGCCTGCCAGTCTTCAGGCTTCAATAGATCAGGTAATCCAAAAGGATTTGGTCTACCTGGTTTTATTCCTGGTTCTTTCGAAATATTCGCTTTATAAACAGCGTCCCATGCTTTATTGGCATCCACACCAAAAACGTCAAGAGTACCGATAGCGAAAACACAAAGGTCAATAAGACCGTCAACAATTTCTTCAGGATCTCCCTGCTTAAAAGCATCACACGTTTCATCTAATTCCTCACGTATCATTCCTAATCTAAAGAGAAGATAGTTTTGCATCTTAACTTCATCATCTTTATTTTTTTCAAACCAGTCATTTACGCCAAATTTAGCGTGCATATCACTAATATCTTTTGCCCAATCGTTAGACATATCATTACCTTTACCTAGTGGTATTTCTTTCCACTTTGCCATTATACACTATTCTCCATCGTTTGTAAACACTTATATGTGTCTTGCCATGAATTAACTTCTATTATTCTACCACCCTTATCACGTAACTTACGAGCAATCTCAAAATCATTTCCACCTTCTTCAGTTTTATCACCAAAGTATATTACCTTAGTAGCATCAAAGTTTTTTACGATTTGTTCTTTACCATAACCGTGAGGAGTGATGTCTATACCGGTTTCACCAGCTACTGTTGCTACTACTAGATCAGCACTAATATCCCACCATTCTTGTCTGTACCATCTTTCATTAAATCTATGTGCAATGCCTTCTCTTTCTTTTTTATGTTCATCCCATTGCTTATACATTGCTCTTTCTTCAATATTACATTTACGACCAGGAATACTAAAATTTACAAGACCTATACGCTGATCAAAGTGTTGACCAGTCTTTCTATAAAATCCTGAATCAGCTAATTCGCCTAATAACCATTTATGATGTGTATCTGGTAATGTCCAATCGCTTCTATGTAATTCTCTATCAGCTTGCCATACATGGTTACCTGAACATTGATATACTTTTATACAAAGATTATAAATTTCTTTTGGTACTTGTTGAAGAGTTTTTTCTCTATCAGATCCTGTGATTATATACACTTCGTTTTCTTCTACAAATTTATAAAAGAAATGTGCAAACTCTCTGTCCATCATACCACGACTTGGTGTCAACGTTCCATCAACGTCAAAGATATAAATCATACCTTTTGGTATATTCCAATAATCTTTCTGTTCATCAGTCTCAGCAAATGCTTCTATATCGTCACGACTTATCATCCGAAGAAATCCTCCAATGTATTTTTCTGTTCGACCGACCAGCCGACAGCATCAAGAATTGGTAAGAGAGGTTCAATAAATGTTTTGTCAAACTGTTTATTGTAATCCACATAATTATGTAAGCCAAGACTCTCAGGCAAATAACCTGGAAATGCAATCACATTTTCTTTGAGTGGATTTGGCATACGCATATAACAAAACTTTATCTTCTCTCCGTTTTGAATTAGTGGGTACATTTTGCCAAGTGATTTTTCTTTGATCGAATGATTATACATGATAGACCCACGTACGTGGATGGGTGTGCCCTTGGCATACAATGTACTTTTACGAGACCATTTAGTTAAATCTTTTACGCCTCGTGGAAATGAAACTTCTTCGGGAGGCAATGATGAAAATGCTTTACGAAAATCTGCAATAAACCTTTGAGTTTTATTCTCATCACCTTCGATAATAATCTTGAACATCTCTTTGAATTTAGTACGAACAACTTCTGGAGTTGAAGACTTAATTGCCTCAATGCCCATGATCTTAAGTTTTGGTTCGGCATATTGTACACCTTCAGAATTGTGTACGTTTAGAATATATCTTTTCTTTGCCGTCCATATACCACGGTTTGCAATAACCTCACGTGCCATAACCATACGATTTGTATAAGCTTGTTGCTTATCGAATAGTTCGGCATAAGATTTCTCTAAGACTTTTTCGAAATGCTCAGAACAAATCTTATCAAGTGCGGCTACCGGATCTTTAGGATTTAATTGCTTAACTAACGGACCCATGTTTATGTATAACGAATCTGTATCCATAGCAATTACATAATCACGATTCTCTGTCTTGAGGATACGATTCATCTCTTTGTTCATGGCTTTCTCAGCCCACATGATAGACAACTGACCGGATAAAGTAATACCTTCGGCCATACGCATATCAAAGTAACGGAAGTGTTTGTTACCGAGTGCACCATAAAGTGAGTTCAAGAGAATCTTAATAGCCATTTGCTGATTCTCAAGTTGATTGATTTCTTTCTCGAGATGGAATGTTTTCTCTTTCTGATACTCACGTTCTTTGGCAAGCATTTGCTTTTTAACTTCGGAACGTTCGGCATAATAGTCTACAATAATCTGAGGCAAGATACCTTGTTGAGATTTATCATAGGTAGAACCATTGGCTGCAACAGATATATTTTCTTTGCGAAAGTTTGTTGGTACAGGATCTGATTCAAGATAACCGAGTACGCCATTTGGTGCTTGAGCTGGTGTGATAGTTTCAGGTGACATATTGTATTGTACAATAAGATTAGGATACAGAGAATTAAGATCGAACGATACAACCCAATCATGTGAACCAACAAATGGTTCTTTCACATAGCCACCTGGATATGGGATCTTAGCCTTTGTTTCATTAGGCGGAATGATTATATTCTTTTTGTTTAGTTCACGATATATGATTGAATCCCATATTGCCGTTGTACCAAACGTGTCAGATAAATTAACACCACCTTTATATGCCACGGTAAGTGCAAGATTAATAAGACCCATCTTGTCATCGATACGTTGAACAAGTTGAACGTCTTTGATATTATAGTCGATAAATTTTTGGTGATCGTTTTTATAGAGCGTATGAAGACTACCATGTTCCTCATAGGATAACTTCTTCTCACCGAGTACCGTATAACCGATGTGATCAAGTTTATAAGATTCTTGAGCACCATAGGAATAACCGAACTTCTTGAACAATTCGAGATAGTCAGCCTGTTCGATACCAACAACTTTATATGTGCCTTCCATCATACCGGCATCTACAAGATTCCATGGCGATAAACGTTTAACGGCTTGATCAGAACCAATACGATATAGTCTGTTAATCAAATATGGCAAATCAAAGAATCGTGAGTTCCAACCGGTAATCACATCAGGATAATTGTCAGACCAATACTTGAGAAAGCTGGCTAGCATGGCTTCTTCGGAATCAAACTTCTTGTATTGAATTAGATCACCATGCATTTCTATTTCACATTTTTCTACGTCATAATCACCGAGACCCCATACTTGATATATGGAAGACTTACTAGATTTAAGAGCAATAGAAATAATTGGATGTAATGCTTCGGCTGGTTCGGGGAATCCATCATCAGAGGCAACCTCAATATCGAAGTTAACTACGTTTATATGAGATGGATTAAATTGAATATCGTTAGGCCACTTGTCAGCAATGAACTGAAATGTCCATCGGTCTTGACCATAGATTTTAAATTCATGAATGTCTTCATAACGTTTCATGAATTGTTTGGCTTCACTCATGCTATCGAATTTTATAGGAGCAACAGGTGTTCCATCGAGTGCACGTAATGGTGACTCTTCATTAGATTTAACATAGAGTGTTGGTTGAAATTTTACTTTAGATTGTATCGGTGCACCGGAATCATTATACCCACGGTATAAGATTTGATTCATGTGACGATTTACTGATGTATAGAATGACAAAAGATACCTCCGAATATGGAGCCATTATATCACGAAAAAAGGGGGTTGTACACCCCCGTCTTTATTATTGTGGAAAATATTTATTGAGCATTTCAACTTGATCATCATAACGTGCAATCTCATCTAGCTCTTGTTCAATTGCTTCTATAATATCTGGATGCTCACCTACACCGACTGGGTTATTAAGGTACACTTCTACGTTTGCTTTGTGCTTAGATATATGACCGTTGGCGTGTGTTTTAAGTGCTTCGATTAGCTGTAATCTCATTTTATCTCCTTAAGTCTGAGGGGGCTTTCGCCCCTTCAGTATTTATCGTAGCTTAGACAATTCTAACATTAACTTCTTCGATTCCTCGTGATAACCCTGTCGAGCTAGCTCTGCCGCCGCTCGGGAGTAACCAATCACTTGGAACGAATGTCCGAATGAAGACCACAAACCCGACAAGGGCGCAAACACATAGTTCATTACGGCTGTTGTCATTAGACCCATCCTTTCATGTTTTCGTTAGTTTCAGCGTATGAAGCTTTTTTCTTCATATCCGCATCACCACGTGCAACAGAAAGTATATCGCCTCGAGCAAAGCCGATGTCATTTAGCTCATGATCAGTCAAACGTGATAATTCTTTTACAGTTTGCTTGATTTGTGCTTGACGTGCTCTATATGCTCTATAGTCCTTGATTAGGTTTAAAAGTAATTCAATTGCCCTCGTTGAGTAGCTGTGGGCTGCTAGTATTGCTTGTGTCATTTTTTAGTTCCTCGTTTTGACCAATATTGATTTTACGAGGACGCATTTCTTCAGGAATGACGTACTTCAGTTCGATTGCAAGTATACCATCCTGAATATCTGCTCCGTGCACTTGTACGTGCTCAGACAGCCGGAACGTTCGTTTAAACTTTTTGGTAGAAATACCACGGTGAATAAACTCACGACCCCTAGACTTGTGTTCACCCGTTACAGTAAGTGTACGATCCTTTACCTCAACAGATAATTCATCTTTAGAGAATCCGGCAATAGCCAATTCAATAAGATAATCTGTTTCACCAGTCTTGATAATGTTATGAGGTGGATAGTGATCATTTGCGTGTTTAGCTGTCCATTCAAGTTCGTTGAATAGATGGTCGAAACCTACAAAAGATGAACGGGGAAATAGTGTTGATAAGCCTGTCATTGTTATCTCCTTTATGTCAAGCAAGATTAAAATGTGACCGGACCATCCGCATCACATTATTATTTATACAGTATAGCTATACCCAGAGGGTATAGCCGTTATTTACTACCTATGTTATACTTAGGCAGTAATTCCCAATTATTCTTATCTTTATAAGAAATAATTTTAATCTGACGAAGTGGCGCACATTGAAGGTTACCGCCGTTCACAATCGTTACTAGGCCCCAATCACTTAACAATGTCGCAATCGTATTTCTACGTTCAATGTCTGTCTCTTCTAAGTTTGCTTTCTTACTGTCTAGTAAAAACAATTCTTTAAAATGTACAATAAAGTACCGACCTTGTTTATGTAGAATATGACAGGATTGAAATAATTTCTTTTCTTTACGTGAAGCCACACCAATACGTGTTAATGTTTCACGGACTTTTAGGAAGTCATCTGGTTCATTAAGGGTAACTTCCAACATATCTGTTGGATTCCATATTACCGTTTTATCTTCTTCTTCCACCTTTACTCACCTTATTTTTTATAATTGTTATTTGGTCAGGCGATAGAAGTGTCAGGGCTTGGCGGGCTTTCTCATTACTATACCCATAATATTCCTTGACAGCATCAATATCACTTTCTTTATTGGCTTTCGCCCACTTAGAAAACCTTTTTCGTTTTCTGATCATATTTATAAGAAAATGATATTGTAACTTGTTATCAATCTGATGATGCTTATTCATTTCATTAGCAATAACCACGGTATCAGCAAAGTAAGATAAACCACGATTTACCATAAAAGAATTATAAGCTTTCTCACATATGTCATCAACCATAATATCTTGTTTAGTTAGGTTAATGCTATTTAAATAATCAAAATGATTCAAAATCCGCCTTCAACCCCACTATCTTCACTTGTCCATTCATGTGCTTTTATTCTGGTCAATAGTAAGTCTTCTGTTAGATCTACTGAATTACCTTGTTGAACATCATTACCTCGATAATAAAGCTGAGGATAAGTCTTATGATCATTAGGAAGTGGATGGTTATTTAATACTTTATAATTGTAACCCCACTCATCTAATTTTTCTTTTAGCATATGACAATAATAACAATTGTCCTTTGTAAATAAAGTTAACGATCCTTGCACTATTTAAACTCCACGTTTGCCATGATTTCTGTCATACAAGCTACAACATTTAATTCATGGTCTGCCACAAAGGCGTTTTTGTATTGATAGTCAGCCAGAATCAAAACAAGTTGTGGTATAGATTGTGGCACAACATATTCATTCATAGAATCGTAGATACCACGAAAGATAGCAGTGGCGTCAATATCCATGCTATTTACAACCCAATGACGCATATTCTTAAAGTCTTTATCTTTGAGATACTTTACTAGAATACGATAGTTATCAGGACCACTATTTGTGCCGTTACCATTAACAAGAGTGCCGCTGGTACTAAATCGCTGAGCTTCATTTAAGACTCGTCTCCAATCTGGTGCATATTTCATGACTAGATCAATAGGTGATTTCTCATCATGCTTGATCCCATTGTCACGTAGTATATATAAAAGTCGCGAATAGAAACTTTGTGCAAGTTTAGGTAAATCTTTCTTACTTGTATTAAACTCATATACGCCACAGCGAGAATGAAGTGGTTCAATGATTTTATTCTTAAAGTTACAAGTGAGAATGAATCGACAATTATTTGCAAACTCTTCTATAAATCCACGAAGAGCAGGCTGAGTCGATTGTGCATTTAGATAGTCAGCTTCGTCAAGGATAACAACTTTATATCCACCTTGCAAAGAAACTGATGATGCAAATTGTTTTATCTTACCTCGTAAGGTATCGATATTGCCTTCTTCAGAACCATTGATCAAGATATAATCTAGACCTAGTTCATGACAAAGGGCTTTAGCAACAGTTGTCTTACCAAGACCGGCTGTACCGGTGAAAAGCATATTAGGCAATTCACCGGTAGCCACAACATCATGGAACTGTTGTTTTAGTTCACGTGGAAGAGTACAATCCACGATATTTTTTGGCCGATACTTTTCGACCCATAGAAAATCTGACATTATAAACCTCTTTCAATGTGTTCATTATATAGTAAAGGGGGAGGTTTGTAAATATCAAAGTGTTTTGGATGCTTCGTATTGTTCACCCATAGAAATTGCTTTTACGCATTGATCACGTAACTGACCAATAGTTGATAATTCTTCACCACGGAATCCACCGCGTTGACATACCGCATCAATAACAGCAATCATTGATCGCCCCATAGTTGTCGACAATTGATACATCTGATCATGATTGTCATTAGCTACTTCAGGTTCGGCTTTCACTTCTTTAGCCATTTTATTCTCCATAAGTTGAGGATTTTTCTAGAGCGATCCAATATGATACGCCTAGTTCATTATTAGAAAACTCTGAGATGAGTTTAGACGAAA